TTATGCTTTGATAAGCGTCTGTAATGTCTTCCTCTATCTGTTCATAGGAACCATCGTTATCAAAGTGCATAAAGTATTCAAAGTTCTGGTGATAAGACTCTTTTAGATTTTGAGATTGAACCCATTTATCATGCCTCATCGATTCAGAGATTGTTCTTTTCAGTTTCTCATTTCGTTCTTTACTAACTTCATCAGTTGTGTTAACAAAAACCATCATGGTTTCATAACCTAAATCTTCTAATTCTTCCTTAACATATATCATGCGTTGAGCGTCATCAGCAGGTCCATTGATAATCAAAGGTGCTCTTGTTCTAATGGCTTCTCTACGAACGTCATTAGTTCTTTCAGATAATTTCTGTTTGTCAGCCAAGTAATCGAATGCTTGGACTGAATTGATTTCTACTGCTCTTTCTTCGGCAATGGCCTCACGAATGACCACATCTTTGCCAGAACCAGGTCCACCAGTTACAAAGATGGCCTTGAAGACACCACGGTAGATATCTTCATGTAAACCCATACCCTTACGAGTATCATGCATTAATTCTTTTGCGTGTGTGTCTGAAACATGATGTGGAACGCCTTGTCTAAAAGATTTAATATCTTTATTCTTGGCATGTTCTCTCATTTTGGTACCAGACATACCAGTATCACCTTCAGCATCAGGATCTCTTTCACCAGCTGAGTGAACTGTAATCTTTTTGAAGTTATACAAGGCACCTTCATGTGTACCATTATATCTGTGCAACTTCTCTTTCATTTCTTTAACACGGTCAGAACCAACCACCATATGAAGGTGAGTTACACCTTTTTTATGTATCTTGGCGGCATGATGCAAGAATGTTGGATGTTCTTTACTGGAAGCCTCAAAGTGAGTGTCTGGAGAATACCTCTTTAGATGTTTTAGCTTCTGAGTTGCTGATAATGGATTCTTCTTTGCATCTTGTGAATGTGATGTGACTACAGTATGGTCAGCATTATTCTTTTTGGCAATATCTTTAACTTTGTCTATTAATTTCAGGTGGCCAGTTGTAGGCGGATTCATCCGACCAAAGGTCATCACATGATGTACCTCATCACTTTTGGCTTCTTGAACTAAATCTAAAAACGATTTCATTTTCTAACTTTTAAAAGATTGGCCTTAGCAAATTCTGCACGATTAACCAATTTAGTCGGTTCTTCTTTACCGCCTTCTGGTTTATGATTTACCACAAAACCTTCTGGTTTAGATTTTTTACCTTCAATGTGGTGTTCATATCTACCTTCATGTGTTTCTAAAGACTTCACTAAAGCATTTTTGGCTTGGTGCAAATGATGGTGCATTGAGAATAGGTTACCATAATGTTCTTTATTTTTCTCCACATGAGCAATTTGTCTAGCTCCTTCAGCACGTTTTTCAACTTTTGATTTATCCGTTTTTACTTTGGCTGCCTGTTTTTCATGTTCACGGTGTAAATGTTCTTTGAAACCTTTTACATTAGGCACCTCATCGTGTCTTACTGTATGATTGATGTAAGTAGACAAGTGGCCTGTTTCTCCACCATGAGCATGATGAATGGCATTGTACATTTTGTGGCCATGTGTATCATGTATATCTTTGGCTGCCTTCATGTGTTTATTAAACTCATGTTCATTTTCAGGACTATGATGTACCATGGATGTATCATGTTCTGCACCATGAATGTGTACATCTGGATGTTCTTTGAAATTTTTGTGGTCAACATGAGGTGAAGCATGTTTCATATCATCACTATACTTTTGGTGAACTACGACACCAAATTTGGATTTTTTAGCCTTCTTAGCTTCATCACCATGAGCTGTGTATGTGATTGTATTTGGTGTAAAAGAAACTTTGTTTTTTGCAGCTTCAAACAGATGTTGTTCTTTTAATGTCTTTGTACCTTCATGATGCATCACATCACCTTGATAAACACCTTGTTTTGGTGTTACTTTTGGTAGATGTTTCAGAGCGTGTTTGAGTGTCTTAACTAAACCTGGTGCATGGCCATGATTCTTATCAATGTCTTTTTCCGAATAATTAATCTTTGGATTCTTATTGAAGGCAGACTTGGAAGCAACAAAGAATTTACCAGTATGTGGATGGTGACCAAAAACAATGGATGGAGAACCATCATATTTCATTGTGAGATTACTGCTTTTAGAACCAGATTTGATATGTTCGTGAGCCTGATGTAAGGCACCGTAAGCATGTTCAAATCCAGCATGACCGTGCATTAATGGTCTATCCTCAGCATGATGAATGTGTTTAAGCTGGCCGCCTTCGGAGGCAGCCTCTTCTGTCAAAAAGGATGTAAAAGATATCATTGATTTTCCTAGAAATACAACACACTTTGGTTGTCCGTAGGGTTATTTATATAAGTTTCAAACTTACTGGTAATAAATTTGAAATTATTCGGTTCGATACATAGTATCAGTTTTTTCAATTTCGGTACATATAGGCTGGCCAATACCAACGCCTTTCGGGTCCTGGATGCAAATCATATGCCTTAGGGTTACCACTACCATGCCAACATTCATAATCAAATCTATGGTGTGGTTGACCAATAAATTGTGGTCGGAAGTTATTTTCAACTGGTGTTTTCAGAAGTCTACATCTTCTGAGATATGAAGCCTTAGCCCACCAAAAGTTTCCAGCATAGATTGGATAGGGTCCACAAGTAAGAGAAGGAGAATCAGCGGTCAGAAATGAAGCACCACAAGTATCATAACCTTCTTCCAATTTCTGAAAACATTTCAGCCAATTTTCTATATTCCAATATTGCATGTATTGTCTCCATCCATGCAAATTACTGGAAATACCTTTGTGATGCATATAACACACATAAAATTCTTCATCGGTAGACTGAACTAGGTTCTGTATGTGTAGAATACTGGTACCTTCATACCATTCTTTATAAGATTCATCAAATGTATGGTAGTTGACATTAGATTGATATTTCCATCTTTTTTTCAACCATTCAAAATCAGATTCTTTATAATGTAACATCATATTAATTTCAGATGCATCTAAAAGACCTGTTTTCTCAAGTAACTCAGATTGTTCTAAGGTGATTAAATTATTACCTAAGGTCAAAGCATGACTAAAGATTTTAATTTTCATTTTAACACATTTTCAATATCATCAACGGTGTTTTTAATTAAATGATTTGATATGACATATTCATAGGCTGCATCTGTATTAGTTGGCCTCCAAGTTTTCAATATGTCTACTAATTGTTCTTCGGTATCATATACTGTTCCAAATTTGGCCAATAGTTTGGCACCAGCAATGTTTCTGGAGATCCATGGTGTTTGATTAATCATAGATTCCAATATAACTAATCCAAAGCCTTCAGAATCAGAATTCATTATATAGCAATCAGCATCAGCAATGGCATCTTTAATATCTTTTGGATCTTCAACCATCAAAGGCATAACACTATTTGATTTTTGTGGCATAATACCATGACGATTATCATAACCTGTTGTGACTAATATAGAATCTTTTAAATCTGCACTTATAAAAGCCTCAGCCAATTCAATCATTCTTTTGTTTGGCCAATAACCACCACAGGATAAAAACATTTTCTTATCTTTGGGTATATTGTATTTGTCTTTAAATTGGCCTTTGATGCCAATACAATCTTTTGGTGATATGCCATGAATAACTTTGTGTGCTTTCTTTTCAACACCAAACTTCTTTACATGTTCCCAATCTTCTGGTGCCGAACAACCAATATATTTAACATCTTCTAAAGCCTTTAGACACACAAAACTTTCTGAAGGCTTAATTAACATATAAAGAATAGGAATATTCAAATCAGATAAATGCTTAGCACTTAACAATATATTATTTTGTACACCAACATCACCACCATGCACAATAATAAGGTCTTGGCCAAATAACATTTTAGCTTCAGATGAAACTCTAACTCCATTCAAGTCACCTTTGTGTTCACCGGATACCACAGTAACTTCATGTCCCCTTGACAAAGCTTCTTCAGCCATTTGTTGGACATAATATTCAGAACCACCAGGAAAAGGAGCGTATCTATGAACTACGAAACATAATTTCATTTGTATTTCTCCTCTAATATTTTTTTCCATTTAGGTACTCTGTTGTATTGATGTACCATTACATATTTTTGGCCAACATTATTATAAACACATCCATCTTCAAATATGGGTTCACCACCCAAAAGATTTGGCCTGAAGTTTTCTATTTTATTTGGATCAACGGTTGTGCCACATTGACATGCCCAAGGAGTATCGTGTTCAACAAAATATGTTATATCACTATAAGGCTTAAGTGATAACAATAGATTAACTGCAGCTTGATCTGGTCCTCCACCACCCTCTACAAATTGTGGAGCACCATTACATAGTAAACTAACATTATAACAAAAATCCAAATACTCTTCATAAACACCAGCAGTTGTGCCAGCATTGTAAATGGCTCTATCAGCCATATGTTCTGCTGCAATTGGACCAAAAGATTGATACATGTTGTGAATACCCCAGGCTTCATCTTTGTATTTTAAAGATTCTGAAGCGACACATAATTTTTTATCTTTTAAGTTTGC